CTTTCATAAACCGTTAGTAAACCTTAACCATTTTATGACTATCAACGACAAAACAATGCTAAGTTCAGTATTGTATTGGAGTGGTGGTTCAGGTGGTGGTACAGGTACTTATGGTAGGATTCCTACTATGGATGCTGATGGTACATTAGGTGGACAGAACTATAAGTTCTATTATGGTCGTAGTCCGTGGACACGTGATTGGAATGCTCTTGTAGCTATGAATTCTGGAACAGATGATGTAGTGTATGTAGACAAGAGAGCTATCAGTAGAGAAGCTGGTCAATCAGTAGGTATTTTGAGGAATAGTATAAATCGTCAGAATACATATGGTCTTATTTCTAAACTGAATATTGATGTAAGTGATGAACTTGAAATACAAGTTGGTTTAGATTGGAGAACAGCAGGCATTGAACACGCACGTGAAGTTCGTGATTTAATGGGTGGTGATTTCTATATGGACTTTGCTGATGATAATTCACCAGACGGTAAGAAAGTTGGGTTAGGTGATATAATTGCTTATCACAATGAAACTACTGTTGATTGGTTGGGTACATTTATACAAGGTGCTTATAGTGCTGATAAATTATCCGCTTATGGAATGGTAGGAATATCTAATATTGCTTACTCATACCAAGACCATTTTACTGTAGCAGATGAAAAGATCACAGCTGATCCTATCTCTACTATACAATGGAAAGGTGGAGCAATGTATGATGTAGATGATAATGTTAGTGTATTTGCTAACTTTGGTATTGTTGAGAAACCACCTATTATGGATAACGTAATCTACTTCGATGGTACAGTTGCTTCAGATCCTGCTAATGAGAAATTCATTAGTACAGAAGCTGGTATTAATTTTCAATCTGAAAACTTTGCTGTTAAAGCAAATGTTTATAATACAGATTGGAAAGATAGAAACCTTACCAAATCTGTAACAAGCGGACAAGGTTCAAGTGGTGATACTGATGTTATATTCCTAAGTGGAATAAATCAAAACCATCAGGGTCTTGAAATTGAAGCTGATACTAAAATAAGTGATATGCTTAGTTTAAATGCAGCTATAAGTTTTGGCACTTGGAAGTTTGCTGGTGATGCAGATGGTAATTACCAAGAAGATGAGTTCAATGAAGCTGGTCAGGTAATAGGACAGAAAACTACACCTTACACATATGCACTTGATGGATTAATGGTAGGTGACCAACCTCAGACAGCTTATGTCTTAGGTGCAACACTTGCACCAATTACTGGTCTTAGAATGTCAGGTACTTACAGGATGTATGATAAGAATTATGCAGATTGGAGTCCAGGGGCACGCGAGTATGATGGTTCAGATGCAGATGCTGATAGAGAACAAGTATGGATGGCACCCGCATACAATAGACTTGATTTACACGCCTCATATCAACTACCAAAAATTGGTGGATATGATATGACATTAACAGGTCATGTATTTAATGCACTTGATGCAGTTTATGTTCAAGATGCAGTAGATCACAGTCAATACAATAGTTACGGGAGTAAAACTCACGCAGCACACAACGCTGAAGTATTTCTTGGAACACCAAGATACTTTAACTTAGGATTGTCTGTTAATTTCTAAAATAGTTAATTTGGGGGATTGAAATATATCCCCCATTTTACTAAAAAAGTACTTGACTCGTGTATAGTTTTACACTTAACTTAAAGATATAATGTATCAATCAATTTTTTATGATAATAGGAAAAATAAAATTCATTTATGGGATGATCATAGAGGATATGTAACGTTTCCATATAAAAAATATGCTTATATAAAATCAGCAGGTGGTACACACGTTTCTTTATACGGAGATAGATTACAGAAAGTATATAAAATTGAGAAAGATGGTGCTTACTTTGAATCTGATGTAATGCCAGAAATAAGAACTTTAGTAGATAACTATACAGAATCAGAAGAAGTATCTGAAGGACATAAAGTATTAATTTTAGATATTGAGGTAGAAGTTACAGACGGATTTCCAGATGTAAGAAGAGCTGAAAATATTATAACTTCTATAGCCATATATGATGATATTACAGAAGAATATCATTGTTTTATTTTAGATAAAAAGGGGGAAGTTGAATCTACAGATACTATTCACCCACGCCAAACAGAATATGATTTATTAAAAAGTTTTATGACAAAGTATCTTGAAATTTCACCAACAATACTTACAGGATGGAATGTGGAATTTTTTGATATGCCATATTTGTTCAATAGGATGATACAAGTTATAGGTTATGAAATGGCTAGTTGTTTATCACCTATTCAGATTGTTAAACATATAGATAGAAAAGATAAAGAAAAAGAACAATTATCAATTAAAATAGCTGGGGTAAATACACTTGATTATTTTCAGTTATATAGAAAGTTTACTTTTAGTGAACGACCATCATATAGGTTAGATGCTATTGGAGATTATGAGTTAGGACAGAAAAAAGTAGAATATGAAGGAACACTTAATGATTTATATGAAGGTGATATAAATAAATTTGTAGAATACAACATACATGATTGTAGACTGGTTAAATTATTAAACGATAAATTAAATTTTATTGAAATTGCAAGAGGATTGGCACACGTAGGACACGTACCGTATGAAGATATATTTATGAGTTCTCGTTATTTGGAAGGGGCAATTTTAACATATTTAAAAAATAAAAAAATTGTTGCACCCAATAAACCAAAACGTAGGATTAAAAAGAAGGATATGAAAAAGTTTGTTGGAGCATATGTTCAAGAACCACAAAAAGGAAAACATAGTTGGGTTTATGATTTAGATATTACTTCAATGTATCCATCTTGTATTATGTCGTTAAATATTTCACCAGAAACTAAAATAGGTAAAATTATAGGATGGAATCCTGAAGAATTTTTAAAAAAGGATAATAGAAAAACATATACTATAACTAAAAATGGAAAAGATATTGGTAAATTAACTGAAAAAGAAGTGTCAGAGTATCTAAGTGAATCAAAAGTTAGTATAGCTACAAATGGAGTGATGTATAAAACAGAGAAAAAGGGGCTATTGGCAGCGTTATTGGAAAAGTGGTTTAATGAGAGAGTTGAATATCGAAAATTAGCTAAAAAGTTTCACGAGCAAGGGGATACAGACAAATCAGAATATTTTGATAGGAGACAGTATCTACAGAAGATTCTTTTAAATTCATTGTATGGTGTTTTAGGACTTCCTGTATTTAGATTTTATGATTTAGATAATGCAGAAGCTGTTACATATACTGGTCAATCATTGATAAAGTTTACTAAGAAGATAGTAAATAGTTATTATAATAAAGAACTTGATGATACTAAAGATCATTGTATTTATATTGATACAGATTCAGTATTTTATTCTGCTACACCAGTAGTGAAGAAAAGATTTCCAAATCAAAAATTAAATGATGTAATGATGACTCAGAGAATTTTAGAAATAGCATCTGAAGTTCAAAATTATTTAAATAACTCATATGATTATTTTGCTAAGAAGTTTTGTAATATAGATACACATAGGTTTGAAATTAAGCAAGAGGTTATTGCTAAGGCTGGATTATTTGTTACTAAGAAACGATATGGTATGAAAATTATCAATGATAATGGAAGAGTAGTTAATAAAATGTTAGTTAAAGGATTAGATACAGTTCGTTCAAGTTTTCCAGTAGCTATGAAAGAGTTATTAGCTAAACTTTTAGAAGATATTCTTATGGAAGTACCCAAAGATAAGTTAGATGAATATATATTAAATTTTAAAAAGAGTATGAAACTTATGAATTTTGATAAGATAGCAATGCCAATTGGCGTGAGGGGAATTAGGAAATACGCTCAGATAGATGAAACTGGGTTGATTATTTCAAAGTTGGGAACTCCAGTTCATGTAAAAGCATCATATGCATATAATAATTTTTTAACTATACAAAAGTTGAATAGATATGAAAAGATTGGAGAATCTCAAAAAATAAAATGGGTGTATCTAAAAAATAATCCGTATGGGTTTAAAGTTATAGCTTATAAAGGGTATGAAGACCCAAAAAAATTAATGGATTTTATTAAAACATATATTGATACAGATAAGATATATAAGCAGGCATTGGATAAAAAGATTTTTATGTTTTATAATGCTTTAAATTGGGTAATGCCTGTAGATAAAAAAAATACCCTTGAAAGATTTTTTTAACTATTTAACTAATGAAACTAAGAGGTTACAATAATGAATAAAGACAATCTAATGAACTTCATACAGAAGTATTATCTTGGCAATAGAGTACCATCAGTAATGATCAAATCAAATGGAAAAGATTTGAGTTGTGATTTTATTACTGCTGATAAATCTATGCTTGGTAAGGTAAAAGCTACTGGATTGGGGTTTGGAAACCAAGTTGTAGGTGTATATGATACTGAAACATTTTTGAAAATGCTATCCGTAATGGGAGATAGTATTCAATTAGATGTGAAAAAATCAGGAGATAAATCAGTATCTATTACTTTTACAGATGGAATTGCTAAATCATTGTTTATGTTAAGCGATGAAAGTGTAATTCCAAAAGTTCCACTAATGAAAAATGTTCCTGAAATGAAATTAAAACTGAAAATTGATAGAGAATTTATTCAGAAATTTCTTTTAGGAAAATCAGCATTATCAGAAGTGGATAGTTGTACTGTAGTATGTGATAATGGTACTGTAAATATAGTGATTGGATATAGTACAATTGCATCAAATAGAGTAATTATTAAAACAAAAGTAGAAGAATACTTTGATGTTGGTAATATTACTTTTAATGCGCATGTACTTAAAGAGATTTTATCTGCTAATAAGGCTTGTGAAAGTTCTGTTCTAGAGGTTAGTTCCGAAGGATTGGCTAAGATCAATTTCAAAATTGATGAGTTTGATTCAACTTATTATTTAGTTGCTAATCAGAACGACAGTTAATGTATGTTGATACATCAAAAATAAAACTCCGAAAAATAGATAAAACAACTGCTAAGAAAATTATTGTGGATAATCATTATAGCCACAAATTTTCTCATTGTAGATATGCTTTAGGTATTTTTTATGTTGGTGAAGAGCACAGATTTTTCAATGAAAAAGAAGAAAAATTAATTGGATGTGTAATATATGGGCATCCAGTTGGTAGAAGAGTAATAGGTTCTATTTTTAAAGAAGATATTTTATCAAATAATTCTGTTTTAGAATTAACGAGATTATTTATATATGATGGTTATGGAAAGAATATAGAATCTTATGTAATTTCTAAATCATTTAAATGGTTGAAGCAATTTGATAAAAATGTAAAGGTATTGATATCATATGCAGATCCAGATGTGAATCATGCGGGGGGTATTTATCAAGCTACCAATTGGATATATCAAGGGTGTGGAGATTTTCAAATGGCGCCAACATATTCATTAAAAATTAAGCCAGAAGGTGAGTGGATACATAGTAGAACTGTATATTCTGTATATGGTTCAGCGGATCCAACGAAGTTAGAAAAGGCTATTGGACACACTTTTTGGAGAAAAAAAGAAGCAAGTAAACATAGATATTTGTATTTTTTGGGGAATAAAAAGGAAAATAAGCGATTTATTAATGTGCTAAAACATCCTATGAAAAAATATCCAAAAGAAAATTTATATAAAGCAGAAATAACAGAGCATAAAGTAGAAAAGGATTTAAAATATGTTTGACCATAGTTTATGGGTAGAAAAATATCGGCCTAGTACCATGGATACTTATATTGGGAATGAACACCTCAAAAGTAAAGTATCTATTTATCTTGAGAGTGGAGATTTACCACACCTTTTACTGTACGGCAGGGCTGGTACAGGTAAGACTACTCTCGCCAAATTACTTGTAAAGAATATAGAGTGTGATTATCTTTATATTAATGCATCAGATGTAAGAAGAGTTGATGATTTGATACCTAAAGTTAGAAATTTTGCTTCAACTGTTGGTTTCAAAGATATGAAAATTGTTATATTGGATGAGGTAGATTATATAAGTGGTCATTCTCAGGCGGCACTTCGTAATTTAATGGAAATATTTAGTAGACATTGTAGGTTTATATTAACTTGTAATTATGTAGAGAGGCTCATAGACCCAATACAATCAAGGTGTCAATCATTTCAGATTATTCCACCATCTAGGTCAGAAGTTGCACAAAGAATGGTTAAGATTCTTGAAGAGGAAGGTGTTGTTTATGAATTAGATGATTTGAAAATATTAGTAAATTCTGGATACCCTGATATAAGACGAGTTATTAATTCTGCACAACGACAGTCCATTGATGGTAAGTTGATAGTTGATAAACAAAGTATTGTAGAGAATGATTATAAATTGAAAGTATTAGAACTTTTGAAACAAGATAAGAAATCCGCATTTAATGGCACACGAAAAGTTTTAGCAGATAGTAAAGTTACAGATTATGCTGAATTATTTAGATTACTATATGATGAAGTTGATGGTTATGGAAAAGGCCATGTTGCAGAATGTATTTTGATTATAGCAAAATATGAATTAAGTGATGCGCAAGTATTTGACAAAGAAATTAATGCCATGGCTATGATTATTGAAATATTAGGAGTTATAAAATGAATATGAAAGCACGTAAACCGTTACCAAAAGCAAAACAAAGAGTTGATTTATCGCAGGCAGAAACTATGAAATGTGAGAGTTGTAAAAACTCTTTATTTATAGAATCGTATGTATTAAAACGATTATCTGCGATTGTTTCACCAACTGGACAAGAAGCTATAGTTCCTATTCAAGTGTTTGCTTGTGGGAATTGTGGTGAATTAAAGAATATTGGTGGAGCAGTAGACACGGCAGATTTAGTTGGCTAATGAAATTAGACATTATATTAATTTATTGAAAGAGAATAGATATGAGTAAACCAATAAGAAAAAAATGCCACACATGTGGTAAAATGGCAACAAACCCGTATGTGTACCATATAGTTCCAGCTAGGAATCCATGGAATATACCGAATTATGTAAAAAATGCACCAAAAACCGATCGGGTAGATTTAAAGGGTGATATGAAAATTACTATTTATAATTATTGTAATAAAGAATGCGAAGAAAACGATTATCGAAAATAAAATTATAAAAACTCCGTGGGAGTGGACTAAAGAAATAACAGAGAAAAAAACTGCGTGGAAAGATTTTGATGAAGTTTCTCAAAAGAAGTTTAGTGGTTATATGGTAAATAGATTTATGTCTATGAAGTTAGAATTAGTGAATTTTGTCAATGATTTACAAAAACTAGAGTTAGATAAGAAAAATTTATATAATGTATATAAAGAAATTTTACCAAGAAAAAAGATGTGGTTTAAATATATAAAAGCAGAAAAATCAACAAAGTATGAATCTTGGTTGACAGATATTTTGTGTACATATTTTGAAGTAAGTAAGAAAGAAGTTATAAGTTACATAGAGTTACTATTAGGTACAGAAAATGGTAAGCTAGAGTTAAGAAATATTTTAGAAAAGTATGGAACAGATACAAAGTTGATTAAGAAATTAAAAATATGAGTAAGTTAGAAGGATATACTATAGAACTTGTTCCACGTAGTGCTATACAATCTTTTATAGAGAAATATCATTATAGCCATAATACTAATGGAGTGCAGGGATTAGAATGTTTTGCATTATTTGCGCCAGGTAACTTTAATATACCCAGAATGGTAGGTGCTATGATGTATGCTATACCATCTATGCCAAATACTGCTAAAGCATACAATCCCATTCACCCTAAAAAATGTATTGAGTTAAGAAGATTAGTTTGTTTAGATGAAGCACCTAAGAATAGTGAAAGTTTTTTTATAGGTAAAACTATAAAATGGTTGAAACAAAATACAGATTATGAAGTTATTGTTTCATTTGCGGATCAACATTATGGTCATTCAGGGGTTATTTATAGGGCTAGTAACTTTGAGTTTCAAGGGGAAACTTCTCCAGGTAGAATTTTAATGGTAGATGGTAAAGAATATCATAGTAGGTCTCTAAGTCAACCGATTAAACCATATAGTAGAGAAATTAGACGTAGGTGGGAAGCTGGAGATCCTAATATATTTTTTAAAAAACGAAAAACTAAAAACAAATATGTTTATTATTTAAACAAAGGAATTAAAAAGAAAATAAAGAGGTTAAAAAATGATAAAGTTAATAAGTAAAGTGTTAGAACAATATTCTGATGCTAATTTATATTCCGAAACAGCTAGACTAACTATTGCTGAAGCGATTATTAAAAAAATGAAAGATAATAGAGGCTGGTTTTTAGATTTGTCTAAGGAAATACCTTATAAAAAAAATACATATAAACCATATAGTAAAGAGGTAAAAGATGCTTAAAGAAGCAAGTACAAAGAAAACTCTGCGTACCTATGAAGGTACTGAAGTAAATTCTTATTTAACAGGTGATTACGGCGATATTGTAACATTAATGGAACAAGAATGGCCAGAGATGACTAAAGAGTTTCAAAGATTACAACACGAACAATATGTATTGTTCTTACATAAGCAGCATGATTATGGCCCAGGGAATATCTCTGTTGGTACACAATTGGCTACTCCTGATGAGATTAAATTAGCACTCACAGGATTATGGTTCAGAATGAACGATAAGATACAGCGACTAAAAACTCTATTGATGAGTGGTCGTGAAAATGCAGTAGAAGGTGAACCAATGGAAGATGCATTTTTGGATGTTTCTAATTATGGAATTATGGCAACTATTGTTAAGAATGGAAAATGGGGAAAGTAGAAAATATTGGTATTATAGTTTAATTTAATATGGATTTGTCAATATTGCATTGACATATTTAGATTTATTTAAACCATCCTCTATACAGAACCGATACAATTAATAATGACGGAGAAATTAAAATGAAAAATAAAGAACACGAAACATTTGAACTGGCAGAAGATGTATTTGCAAGATGGAAGAAAGAGAATACAAAATGGTATAATAAATACTTTGTAATACCATTTCATACATTCATTTACACCATTAAAAATTTCCCATCTGAAGTAAAATGGTTTTATCAACGCGGAAGTAGAGGTTGGTCTGATAGGTCAGCTTGGTCTATTGATATTTGGATGGTAGATAATTTGATTCCAATGTTAGAAAGATTGAAAAACGATAATCATGGTACACCAATGTCAATGTTTAAAAAGAAAGATGGAGTTGACAAAGATGGAAATCCAACTGATGAAGCGAGTAGATTAGCAGAACAACGGTGGAGTAATGTATTGAATGAAATTCTTTATGGTTTGAGATGTGCTAAGAAAATTCAAGATTTGGATTACGATTACTACAAAGATAAAGAATTGACAAAAAGGTTAACAAAGAGTTCTCAGCGTTCATTTGAATTGATTGGAAAACATTTGTTTAATTTGTGGGATTAAGGAGAAGAAATGGAAAATATCAAAGTAGGAATAGATGCATTCAATGATTTAGCTAAATCGCATGATGCTCATGTTAAAGAAGTTGAGAGATTGCAAAAAGAATTGGATGAGTTAAATAAC